TGCTGATGTTGAATCAAGTGCTGACAAGAATAGTGGAGAAGCTCCAACTAGAATATTTTTGGCTGATGCCATTTGTATTACCTCCATTAAATAAATATATATATTGACTTACTTTTAAATCTAAATCAAAGCTGGCTAGGCTCTCTTTTTCCTCTTGCCTAATTTTACTGGATAACTATCCTAAAAGCAACTAGTTGAATCTGCCGCTTTTGTCTGTAGTCCTTGAATACTTGACTTCTAGGATCACATCCGTGGACATAAAGCCCTTTAGCTCCAGGGACGGATCTATGGGGGATGTCTCTACAATATGGATGCTGTGAAACTTTAGCTTGCTAGGCCTATTTTGATCATTTACATCTACTGCCGATTCGTCCATTCTTCTAAATAGATCAGTCATGAGGTTTCTAATCTCATATATTTCCGTGACGTCTGTGGAGTATATTGTAAATAAGATTTTCTCGCAGCATATTAACCAGTTCTCTTCATATGACATTCCTATCTTGTCATAGATTATATGCTTCTTGCCATTTAAAAATTGATCCATTTCTGGGGATTGCTGTACTGGGATGATTGGAATTATTTCTTTTCCGAGATTATCTGAATAGTAGTCATAGGCATCAAATATAAAAGAATCTTTTAGTTCTTTCCACAAAAATTTACGGAGCTCAAACATTGCGTCTATTTTATAGTCTACGGTCATAGTGAGCCTCCAAATGCTGCATCCAAGGATGCGTCTGCCTGTATTCTTATTTTACCAGGGGTAAAGCTATATTGCACCTTTTTAATATTCATGGGTACGTCCAAAGCCTTTGCCATTTTTAAATTAAATATTCTTTGTAGGCCTGATGATTTTATTGAAGAGTTTACTAATTGCCCGCCAAAAAATCTTCCATAAGATAGTGAGAACTGGTGAGATGCTTGTGCCCCACCAGGCTTCCTAACGGTCACTGAGGTGCCTTTGGGCATAAAGACTGTTTCACCATCCATCTCGAATACAAGGCGCTCAGCGGACCTTGGGCGGATTACTATGGGCATCCCAGCTTCCATCACGTCAGCTTTGTTTCCAAATACATATTTTTTCTTTTGTTTTTTATTTTTGGTGGGTACAGATGATTTTGATAATTTAAAATTATAGTTTATCCTAAATGACAAGCCTTCCATTTCAATTGCATAAAGATTAAATAATCTAGAAGATGGTATGCCTGTTTTATTCCATTCGTAAACATGGTGTAATGATCGGGGCTTTGTTCTTGCCTGAGAATCCATATATAAGCCAAAATCTTTTTCTATCTGATTAAAAATAGTTGTTTTAAATAGATTCTTGAATGATTCGTTTGTAGTTAATTTTGAAAGGACTGCGGCCTCATAGTATAAGAATGCTGATATTTGTGCAACTGTACTGTCCTTTATAACTCCTGGGACTGAGCCTGCCATTAGTCTTTCTAGGCCGCTTGCTGTTTGAATTAAAGCTACGCTAGAATCCAATTTCCTGATTCTCCGATCTCTTTGCAATAGAGTTGTATGCAAGGACATTACCAAATGGATCAGTAATCGGGGTAGAGCTTATAACTTCAAATACTGTTGGGGTGTTGTTTGGATAGTTTATTTCTTTCCATACTACGTTGCCATTCATATCTCTAACGTTAGTAACTTTCTCTCTATACGTTATTTGGTCTGGTGTTCTTATCTCAAGCATCTGCTCATTCATATACTTGTTGTTAAACGTTTGCTTGTCCCCGCCTCTTCCTGTACCAGAATTTGAAATCATTCCTTTTGCAGAACATGGAACAGACCTAGTGAATATCCACTCTTTTTTAATAGCACCAGTATTTTCATCTTGAGTGTCTAATTGAAGATAGATGTCTAGCTTCATTGGCATTAATGAAGTTGCCAGGCTCATTTAGAATACGACCATGCCATTTGTTACATATGGCGCAAGCAGTTGATCCGCGTATAAGTTTCCAGTTCCTCTGTGTGCGTCTTCCATGAACTCAAACTTCCAGTCAAATGTGCTTATGTTTTTTACGTATTTATCTTTCCATGCACGGTCTTGCTCGAAGTATTGTTTCATTAAAATTTTACAGGCTTCTTTAACATTGTCTGGCACATAGTTCCAGCCAAATAAGCCTTCAACCTGATATCTCAAGTCTTTCTTAAATGTTCCAGAATGGCCCCTGCTATTAACTGATGGGGTAACCATTCCGTTTGCCGAGTATATTGTGTCGTCTTGAAGATCTTGTAGATTAACTCTGACTCCATAATTTGATTCAGAAACTATTGGTATATAGAACCAGTTGTTTACGGAAAGTGCAGAATCAAATACTTTAACGTCTTGCTCATAAAGTTTTGTAATTTGCTCTATTCTAATTGGAAGTGGGAGAATGTCTGACCCATGTCCTTGTGCAATTTGTGTACCAATATAGCTATGAAAAAATTGATTTGTATACGCTTCAATTAATTTTCTAGCATACTTCTCTGCTTGCTGTAGATCATTGTATGTTCTATGATTCGGGTCAGAAGGGTCTGTCCCAATATTTAAATCGTCAATTACATCGTATATATTTACATACGGCATAACAATATCTACCATTTGAATGTTTGAAGAGGATACGCCAGATACTGAGTAAGTCCATTCAATTCTAAGCTTTTTAGGTTGGCTTGCAATTGTATGTGGAATTATAATCTCATAAGTTCCAATATCTGTATCTAGTTTTGTGGCAGTATAAGTTGCTATTGTAGCGCTTAGAGTACCAGATGGCAATGCTTCTTTTACTACTGCAGTTACATTACCAGTTGCATCTGTTATTTCTCCACCCCAGTATAATTTAAATCTTACTGGTGAAGCTTGCTTTACATATATTTCTGCCATTAACTTATGTTAACGTTTAGTTGTAGAAGTCTTGAACTTCCTTTGGTGTCGCTAAACGAAAACCCTCCTCTGTATCAAAGATTTTTTGAGCATCATCTTCAGACATTGCTATAAAAGGATGATCTTTTGTAAAGGTATATCCGTGGATATCGTATCTGTGATTATCTCTTGTCATTCTTACAAGCAGGGTATCTTCTGGTTGCGCTTTTGGATCAAACTTTGGAAGAATTTCAATTTCTTCTGTGTCTCTTTCAATTGCCTCTACCGTACTTTGATATACACTCCAGGTAACGCCTTCTTCTGCTAGAGCTGCAATAATGTCTTTTTTATTCTTTAGGCCTTCTGTATCAACTGCAAAATCTGTTGCAATTACTTTTAATTCAGCCACCTTTAATGTGTCAAACGACATATTTTATTTCTCCTTTTTCTAGGTCCTTTAATTATAGCATTGTTAAATTTAAATGAAAAGCCCCCAAAATTAATTGGGGGCCTTTCTGTAGTCTAATTCTTAATTAATTAAGAAGCAACCTTAACGTTCTTTACAACGACCCAAGCGTCTGCCTGCTCGATTTGAACGCCAACACGAGTATACATTGTGTACTCGATTGTGTCCTTACGTGGCTGGAAGAAGCGGTAAACAGTTACATCGCGCTTGATACCAATAACTACGTTATTTGGGAATGTCAAGTGGACGTCTCCGTGTGAGCCTGATGGGCTTGCGTATGTACCTGTCTGTGTCTCAGGAAGCAATGGAACTTCAACGATTGGAATACCAAATGCGTATGGAGCTACATATCCTGCTGGACCTCCAAGAACAGGAACATCACCACGGATAATGCCAGAGGCAATATCTTGTGGAGTAACGTTCTGAATGTTCTGTGAGTTAGAGAACAAGTAATCCTGGATCAAGTTTGATCCAGCAAGGAAGCGAAGGTCTGTGCGACGTTGCTTGTACTTGCGTGGCATAGCCTTTAGAGCTGAGTTAAATACGTTACGGGAAATTCCCGCACCTGCTGCATCTACTACTCGGCCATGTGTCTTTGCCTTCTTAACTGCACCGTCAAATGACTTGTACAGCGCATCGCTTGAAAGTGATGTATCACCGTTAAGAATAAGATCTTCGATGTCATTTCCAGCTTGTGTTGCCATCATACGTGCAATATGATCTTCAAGATCTGCACCTTCGATGTTGTCTTCTAGAGACTCAGTTGAAAGTTCCCAGTCCATGCGGAGCTTCTTTGTTGTGAGAGAGATCTTTGAGAATGTTACGCCTTGGTTTATGGCTGTGTTTTCTCCTTCGGATGCAAGCTTTACAAGCTTTTCTCCTACTGACATGCGATCAATTTCTGTTGTGTCGGATTTCATACGAACCGTACGTGCAACCTTACCAATTACGGTAGCATCGAACATATAGTCCAAGAATCTTGCTGATTGTTCTGGGTTTAGAAGTCCACCGTTGCCATTTTCTGAAGCAACATGAACGCCTGAACCACCTGTTGAAGAACCGAACCCAGTTGATACTGTTGTACCAGCTGCTGCGGCCTTTTCTAATAATTCATTACTCATTTTTATTTCACCTACCTTATTTTAGTTAAAGATTTCATTTACGGAACCGAGGAAAGCTCCAGACCATTTTGATTTTGATTTGGTAAATACCTCAGACCCGCCAAGGTCAGAGGACTTCTTAATTGCGGTATCGCCTTCTACGGCATCAACCTGCTTTTGAACACCATCAATGGTGCCCTTTATTTCTGTCACAGCAGCACTAAGTGCGCTGTGCTTTTCTGCCAACTCAGAAATTCTATCGTCGACGCTTTTGCTGAAAGCTTCTACAGATGTCTTAATCTCTGTAACTTGTGCAGCATTTGCTTCTGTAGCTTTTGTGAGTGTCTCTGCGAAAAAGCCTTTGAGATCGCCTAACATTTTTGCAAAATCAGGTTCATCAACCATAACTTCTACTGTATCGGCTGCTTTTTCAACGTTGTCGGCAGAGGCTTCTTCAGTTGCAACTTCTGCAACTTCTGATGATTTGTCAAAAAGATCGACATTTGCTTCATCTGCTGCTGGAGCTTCTACGGCTACTGCGTCAGTTGATTCGATTGCTGCTTCTGCTACTGGAGCTTCTGCAACATTATCAATGTTTGTATCTGACATTTTATTACCTCCTTCTACGTTTGCCTGTTTTGCTAATTGTGTTTCAGGCAACGGTAATCTTGACTTCTTAAATGAAGCAAGAATCTTATCTATTTCTTTTGACTTGTTAATATCTGAACTTTCTACCCAACCAATTAGCGAGGCTGGTTTTCCAGATATAGGTGAATCAAAAGTTTTTTCTGTAGACATAAACACTGAGTCGCTGTCTTCGCAATAAAAAATATTTTCTGTTACTACATTTGCAGCAAGGCCTTTGTAAATCATTTGTCCGTTAACCTTTTCGATTGACAAAATATTACATAGCTCATTTGCTGGTGAGTCAACAATTGAAAGTTCAACTAGATCATAGTCCTTGATAAATCTAACTGCTTCTCCTGTTGCCTTGTTAACTTCGTTGTCTGACTCTTTAATCTTTCCGCCGATTGAAAAACCAGAAAGAGTGCCATCAAGAACTTTTTCCCAAGTATCTTGTGCACCCTTTGAAATGTATGAAGTTACATAAACGCCATTGTAAAAAGTTTGAGACTTTTGATCGTAGTAGGTTTCTGGTTTGAATGAAACAACTTTACCTACTGCATTCGACTGATGCATTTCACGGAGATTTCCTCTGAAGTTTTCAAAAGCTTTTACGCTTGCTTCTGCTGTGACTACATCGCCTGTCTGGTCAACATTGTCTAATGTTGCAAAACCAGATACAGTTCTATTTTCTCGATTGACCTTAGTAAACGGAATCGACAAATGTAGATTTTCGCCATTACTAGACCAATGGCCTTTTTCAATGTTCATATGCTTAATTTTAGTGGTTTATCTACTATAACGCAAATAACAGTTGATTAAACTTATTTGACTTTTGGACCATCGCCTTTGGGGTTTCTGGCCTCTCCGCTTTTATCTGGGGCATTGGCTGATCTTTGTTGATCTCGCTTTTTATTTCCAGTGGATTTTGCTTTCTGGTCAGCCACCTGCTGTGGCTTTAAATCTACCATTTCGTCCCCGCCGTCAACCGTTGTCATATTCTTTCTAATACGAACTTCGTTTGGAGTTATTACCTGCATTCTTAAATAAATTTCATCAATACGGCTTTGGGTCTCTTCATCAGTAAGACTGAGCTCGTTGAATTTTAATTGTACGACATCTGTCTTTTCTGCAATTAAATAATTTAATTTCTTTTCAAGTCTATCCTGTGAAGGTCGGCAAACCTGTTCTTTAAATGTCTTGTCCGCATCTCTGGCAGCTGCTAGGTTAATCCCCTCTGGGATACCTATCTTGCTAATTGGAACACGGTGAGCCAAAAGAATTTCATCTCTATTAGACTTACGATAAATATTGAATGAAGACTCTTGTTCTCCTGCTTCAATTGGCTCCATCTTAAATTCAGTCTTTGAATCTGGAGTGTCCGCTGGAAGTGGAATATAAAGGGATCTGTGATTCTTGCCCTTTAGTCCAACCTGGAAAAATTCAAGCAATTTTCTTTCTGACTCTGGTGAAAGCTTTGCTCCTTTTACTGTAATAATATATCTTGGGACCGCCTTGTTTTCAAAGTAGTCTAAGTTGTATCTTCCAGCAAATTCGTTTCCTGCCAGCGCTTGTTGTGCTGCAATAATATCTGGGACTCCGTAGTAGTTATTCATTGGAGTGTATTTCTTTAAATGTATAATTTCATTTGGTCGATCTTCTTGACCAGCAATTGGGCTTGGTGTTTCAAGGTCTCCAAAATTGCGGAAGTAAACCGCCTTGCCATAAAGCAATTGAATAAATCCATCACGGAATCTGCGTACACGCATTGTCTTGGCTGGTATGTGGCCTATGTAGCCTATGTCTCCAGCAGTTGTACGTCCAATCTCTATGTAGCCGTTACCAGTCGCCTCAAGGTCTGTGTAGGCCTTTATAAGGGTCTCTGTAAACGATTCCTCTTCGTTGCAATCATCAAGCCAACGATCTAGCTGTGTTTTAATTCTATCAATTTTTGCACGTGCTCTGTCGGCCTGCTTCTGATCGGTGATGGCGTCCATAGCGTCTTTGGCTTTTGATGTTTCTGTAAACATGTATCCAAGACCAACAATGTTTGAAACCTTGGCATTAATTGCTGCGTAGTTATATGTTGAAACCTCATAAATTTTTGAAAGGTATTCTAGGTTATAGGTTGGTTCTACAAGATCAAATAATGCATATCCGCTAATTGCTTGCTGCAAAAGATTTTGTTGAGTACCAGCGTCATCTTTTCCAACAAATGCTTTTGAAAAATCACGGTTGATTTTGCGTTTAAAGTTTGTTCCTAAACCTCTAAGCTTTTTAATTTCTTCTAGTCCCATTTTAAATGGGTCTTCAGATTCTTCTGCTTTTTGAAAATGAAACCAGTCAGATGTATTTGAAATATCAATTGTATTAGATGACTCATCATCTTCTAAAACTTCTATATTACGTGTCATTGCACTTTACCGCCTCTTGATACAGAGTCCTTGTAAACTCCTATGTCGTATGGGTCTGGGGGAAGTCCCCATCTAAGTCTTTGTTCTTGCTCTTCAAGCTCTTCGTTGTTAATTTTTCTGCGCCCTGAAAGGAATTTAGGTTGGCCCTCATGAATACCGTATGAGCGAACCTCTCTAGCCAAAGCATCGATTTTGGATCTATTGCCTTTGATTGCCGTGATCGAAAGAAAATTGCCATCGTCATCTCCAATCCATCTGCCATCAGGCATTTCCCAGACATATATGCCAAGGGTTGTCTCTTCGACAATTTTAGTGTTTTTCTTTAAGATATCCATAGACCATAATCATACCATTATCTAAGACCAAAGTCCAGATTTGTGCCAAAGAATTACATAATTTATATGCTTATTGACAAGGGCTCTACAGAAGTCAATGTGAATGGGGTGGAGTTATTGCCAGATGTTGCCTCAAGAATAGTCATGTTTGTATCGTTTACCAAATTTACCATATTTCCAGTATATAGAAGGTAATGATTTAATACTTTGGCCTCTGATAGAGCAGATTCATATATGGCCAGGTTGTTATACATATGGCCTATGCCGTATTTTGAGTCAGACTGATTTTGATTAAATTTGAGATTTGTCGCATCAGAGGTAAAGGTGATTACAATATGATGAGGTAGGCCTATTGCTAGAAAATCAAATACATTTGTTTCGGATGTCCTATTTATACCATTTACATATATTGATGCAACCGCTGTTTTTGATATGGCTCCTAAAGATGACCACTCATATATTTTTGAAGATGCTGAGACTAGAACATTTTCTCCAGATTCTGGTGTGAATATCATTTCTACCGATCTTACTGGAGGTACATTATTTAATGAGAAGCCGTGGCCAGCATGCATCCTTAATCCATTATTTTTGTTATAAGACAAGACTCTGCTATTGTTTTTAGGCAAAGCATAATCAAAGCTTGAAGATACATAGTAACCAGAATTATCGCTATAAAAGTTTTTTGAACTATAGAACATGATTTCTAAATTTTTTAATATAGGCTGATACTTACTTGTATCGTCTGATGACATGGTAACCCTAATGTATAATACTGTTGCTATTTGGTTGGTGTTCTTATTAAAGTATGGCATTGGGCTTCCGTTTTTGCATTCCACCCATGCTGATCCGCTTATTTTTACCTCTACCTTTATACCTTTTACATCATTTGACCAGTGTATTTGGCTAGTTGATATATTTAAGTAGTCTGGAACAATAAAGTAGTCCGTGAATGAATGAGTTGCGGCTACTGATATTTCTGTTTTTGGGAAATATATATATGACCCATCGTCAGATACAGATATTCCACTTCCCACAACATCAGACCAAGATTTAGAACCTGGATAAGAGAATTTAAATTTAGGTCTTATAGGGAAAGAGTTCATGCTAAACATGTATCCTCCATCTGTATCAACTATTTGAGATGAGTTAATTTCTTTTATACCTTCAACATAATGATTTTTAATTTGGCTATCTGAAAGATTAAATTTATAAAATCCTACACAATCTATTATAAATTTACCATCTGCTGGGCCTGTTTTAAAATCAATATCCGAGTTAGAAAATCTATATCCTTCTGTTGATACTGAATCAACAATGTATCCATTTATATAAAGAGAAATTGAATCGTTTTGATATACTCCAGCAATATATAGTGACTCTGTGTTCGAAACTGTGTGCTGCACTTCTATAGAACCGATTCTAAAAACAATATTTCCATTTTTATAAAAAAGACCTGCATTAATTGATGTGTCTGCAACTATTGTTATATCACTTTCAACTGTCGGTAAAAGGCACCAGGCTTCAATTGTAAAAGAATCATCGCTATTATATTCGTTTGCAATTCCTTTGGGGGTATAGTGAATTTCTGTATCTGCGAGTACCTGGGTTCCTCTTATCCCGCCAGAAATTAAAGGCATTAGTTCTTTGTTTGAAGTGTTTACCGCATAGCCATCATTAACATTTCCAGAATAATCATAAACTGGAAGTCCGCTAAGGGCAGAATATGTGAGGCCACTGTCTTTTAAAGCCTGGTATGTTGCAAATTGTGAGATTATTCCAGAGTATGATCCAACGCTTCCAGATCTAACTTCATCTAATAGATAGAACGATGTTGGATGGTCATTTAAGACTACGCTTTTATATGACATCCAGGACCTACTGCTCTTCTAGTATTTTTACTCTTGCTGTAAGCTCTTGAACCGCTTTAATTAATGGAGAAATAAACTCTCCATATCTTAGGGCCTGCAGGCCTTCGGGGTCATTAACATCTGATATAACCCATCCGCCAAAATCGACAACGCCTGCTGCATCTAATACTGATTTGACTTCCTGTGCAATTAAACCATAGTGTGTTCTATTGCCTTCAATCTTATTATATTTAACTGGGTGTAGATTATTTATAAAGTCTAAGCCTAGGTCTGATGTTAATATATTTTCTTTTGTTCTTCCATCAGAAATTGTTGTAGCAATATTGTTTGAATATATATTTTTCCAACCTCTTGTTACGCGATCAGGTCCAGAGTTTAAAGGACCCATAAGCCCCAAACTAAATGTATTGTTTGTTAAAGGGAACCAGTTAGAATTTACTCCGACTGGGGATAAATCTGTTGCTCCATAGTTTAATGAAATTCTTGTAGCAATAGGATCTATGTTTGCATTTGTTCCTGCTGGTCCTGTTGCTCCAGGAGCTCCAGGAGCTCCATCTGCTCCAGGCAATCCGTCTGCTCCACGAGGTATTGTAAAGTTTAAAACTACATCGCTTGATGTTCCAGAATTCGTTACAGCAGCGTTAGTTCCTGCTGCTGATGTTGTGACTGTCGGAGCAACTGTTATCGTTGCTGCTGCATCACCTTTGGGGCCCGTGGCACCTGTGCTACCATTGGCACCAGTTAATCCTGTGGCGCCACGAGGTATTGTAAAATTTATTGTTTGTGAAGGAGCGGTTCCCGTTATGGTTACTTGTGGTTGTGTGCCAGAATCTCCTGCTGCTACGGTCCCAACACTTAATACGTTTGCTGGACCTGGTCCTCCCAAAACACCATCTACACCTCTTGGAATATTAAATGTTAATGATTGAGACGGGGCTGTTCCGCTAATTGTTACTGAAGCATTTTGTCCAGGATTAATTGTATTTGTTGCAGCAACTGTTATAACGTTTGCTGGACCAGCTACACCTTGCGGTCCAGGGTTTGCTGCAATAAATGCAGCTATATCTGCACCAAGAGCACCTAGATCTCTAGGTACGTCTGGGGAGTCCGTGTATGTTGGGAAGCGCCAACCGTTTATACCTGTAGTAGCCATTTTTTAATTATACCATAAAACTACTCAGTGCCATCTGAGTAGTAGGGGTGCTTTCTATTATGATACCAATTTGGCAGGGAATACCTTGTGCCAGAAGTAACGGCATCTACTTCATGGACATACACAAAGTTTGATGGGAAAAACAATATTGTGCCTGCCTGTGGTTTTAGCTCAAGGCCAAGGTGTGGAAACCTTAACGTCCCTCCTTCGTAATCATCGTTTAAATAAAGAAGTGCAGATAAAACCCTACTGCTAATTCCGTGGTCAGAATGAGCTGGGAGGAATCCGCTTTCCTTGTACTTTAAAACGTGCATTGTTTTTTCTCTAGCCTTAATATTTTTTTCAGCATAAGGGTAAATTGTAAAGTAATGTTTTAGAGCTGTTTCTAAAGAACCAAAAAGCTCTGACGATATGAAGTGTTGCTCTTTGTAAAACTTGTCATCTAAACTAATATCTTCTGGTTTTGGTAAAAACTTTTGCCAGCAAAAAACAGTTTTCTCTGGTCCGCCATGATCATAATCCCAGGCAGTCCATTCTTTAACAAACTCTGATTTGTAAGAAGGGTCTTCCTGTCTTTTTATTTCTAAATCTTCAATCTTATCAATAATAAGTTGTGGGCTTTTAATTATCCCATTATACTGAACTACGCCCAAAGCAAGCTGTTTAAATTCCATTAACATCCCTCAAAATCTGGATCCATAAATTCTTTTTGCGTTGATTGCATAAAGAGTGCTGTGTACCTGTTGCCAGTTTCAATTTTTGAAACACCATGCAAATACTCATAGTCGTTTCCTGGAAAAAATATTGCTGAGTACTTTTTAGGGCTATGCGTAAAGTTTTGTTTTGGAAAGTATATGTCTCCTCCAGTGTACCCATCATTAAGATATATTACAGAGCTATATTCTATAAAAGGCTCTTTTTCTATTGCGTCTATGTGTGGGTTTCCGCTCATACCTGGGCCCCATCCAGAACCAAAAGACTTAGTAATTATTACATCCTTGTCTGTTTCAAAAAATTCTTTTTGAATTAAATTAGCTTCCTTTGCATACTTTCTAAGTATGCTTATCACTGTATTGTTGTATGGGAATGCCGTTCCGCCATTTCTATCAGCATAGTAGTCTGGGTATTCATTTACGGATGATGGGTTATTTATTTCAGATATCAATGAATGTGCGTCGTAATCAGTAATAAAATCTTCAATTATTTTTATCTTCATGCTAGTGGTATCCACCTTTGTTCTGGGTAACCGCCGCCAGATATCATTGAAAGCGGTGTTATATCATATGCAATTGTAACTCTTTGTTCTGGCTGATCCCATACCCCTATTGCATGTGGGTGCCCAGTCTCAGAAATAATAGCACGGTTGTTTATATTTATATTTTCAAAAGGCCTATCTCTATTTATTTTATAATACGTACTTGATGGCTCAGCCTTTACGCAGTAATATCCATGAAAATATGGCGCACCAGTACCACCAGAGTGATCGTGATAAAGGTTTTCATTATTAAGGTCAATCTCTTTTTTCCCGTTATCTGAATTAAACCAGCCATGAATCATAAACTTTTCTTTTTCAAAATCAAGGCCATAGTGCTGGCAAGCCTCTTTTGTGAGATCTCTGAGGCCGACATACAGGTTGTATATCTCTGGATTATAGAACTGGAATACATTGAACATGAAATCAACTCTTTGCGGATTATAATTTTCAAAATAGTGCTTGGGAGCTTTTGATAAATCTATTCCTTCTAGTGACTCATTTTTAATATCTTCCTTTTTGGACATTAAAAAATTATACAATGAATCTAAGTCATTGTTTAAATGTTTTTCAAAAAATCTATGCTCTATGCTCATTAATCTATGCTCCTTGTTTTATTTAAGTATCTTTCTCCTGCAATTTTATTAAAATCTGATTCGAACGGGTCATACTCTACATCATCATTTTGATATTTTATTTCTTTTAAATTATTAAATATAATATTGTCTTTTATATTGTATTCATCAATTTGTTTTATTATAGTGTTGTATTTATGGGTTAAAGAAAATGGCACATAGTCGTATTCGTTAAGTTTTTTGCCGCTGTCTTTATAGATATAGGTGGGTACCTTATGAACTTGTATATTATTTTTTACACAAGACATATATAGAACCTCTTCTTCTCCATAATATTTTAGCTGCACTGGCCAATCGATCTTTTTTAATAATTCTGTTTTGCCAAAAATAAATGACCTATCTATATTATTTGATAAAGCGTATTCATCACTATAGACTGATTGTGTTTTATACACCATATCATTATATACCTCTAGAGATTTGATCGCATTGCCAGACAAAATAAAATCTTTTTTATTTATGCTATCTATTAGGACCGTGTCCCACTGGTCGCATAAATTAATTCCGTCTGAACATATCATTGTATAGTCAGTATTTATGGAATCTACAAAATGTTTTTTATATTTTATTGGGCTATCTATTGCGTCCCAAACTTTGTGCTGATAATTCATATAAATATTTTTTTGTCTTATATTAAATTTTTTATAATGGTTTATTGAATTTTGATCTATTATAGAAATCGCTATAATATTGTTACCGCTAGATTTACTTATAATATCATTAACGACATTAATCAAATCGTTATTTTGAAAACTATATATAAATAAAGCAATTGTTGACATTATAGCAAAGGTATCCAATGTTGTGGTTGTGCGTCTATTGCAATTAAATTGCTTAGTGGAACTATGTCATAGGCTATTGTTATTCTTGGGCCTTCCCAGTCCCAGTCTTGCATTGCATGTGGATGACCCATTTCAGATATAATAAGTCTATTATCTTTATTTTCATTTGGAACATCTTTATCAAAAACTTTATACCATGTTGTTGATGGTTCAGCCTTTACACAATAGTATCCGTGAAAATATGGCGCCCACGGTCCTCCATGGTCATGCCAATCCAATCTTCCTTTTTTGTTGTGGTTTATGTTGAACCAGCCTTGGATCATATATTTCTGATCTTCAAAATTAACGTTGTAGTATTCGCAAGCCTCTTTAACGACATCAGAAATGTTTTTATATAAATTATAAATACCCTTATCGTAAAACTGAAATACATTATACTCAGTCCACTTAATTGTTGAAACACTTGAAGAAGATAGCCATGCATCTTTTTCAGTAACAGCAGTAGTTCCTGGTAGCTCACGCCTTTCAATTCTTCCGTATTGTTTTTGCAAGAAATCAGATAAAGAATCTAGGTCATTGTCTAGATACCTTTCAAAAAATTTATGCTCTGCACCTGTTGGGTGGGGTGGTAATTGATAATTATTATTCATTTTAGTCTCCTTATATATATGTTAGCATTTAATGTAAATAATTGCAATGCTATTCGTATTTCTTTCTTCTCCAGGCGTGGCTTTTATAATATGCAAATATCTTAGACCTTCTTCTCTCTTCATCAACCTTATTGATTAAATGTTTCTTTACAGAGTAATCTATTTCCATTTCCCACTCATCCCTTTTAATTGGGATCATTTGGAATAAAGGGGTCCCTTTTGGAATAATGCCAACAAAATTTCTTTTTACAAAAAATGATATGAACACTGGCAAGCCCCATATGTCTGAGTCGACAATTCCAGACAGAACAGTAAACGGAAGATCGTGTCTATTCATTGGGTGTGTAATCAACAAAGAATAGCCTGGGGGTGTCTCATAATACCAATGCATTTTAAATCCAAAATGTACTGGGTGATGCTGGTACGGTACTGCGACATCTATCATCAATCTTTTATCGCAAACCATTACATCTCCGCCCCAATTTAAAATTGGTTTCCCGTTATCATCCAAAGACACTTCAACATCCGTGTCCAGCCTATATATATAACCAGAAGTAATTGCATCAAAAAATGGCATACACAGTTTGGTCGAGGATGCGCTTCCATCTGTTCCTCTGTCGTTAATTGGATTTAATGAGGAAATGGTATTGTTTTTATAAAATCTAGATATTTTTTTATACCACTCAGGAATAAATTTAATTGCTGGCTCTGGCTGAAGGAGACTGTCCTTTAGCTCAATTGCTGACGGGCTAAAAATAATTTTTAGTTTATTTGTCATACATTTCCTGTATTTGTTTTAAAAGAATGTCATCTGCTATAAAAGAAATTGTATAAATGTAAGATCCTTTTTCTATTATCCCACAATCATTTTCAATCATGTGCTCTGGGCTATTGGTAAAATAAAAATCTATAAACTCTGTATCTTGTTGATCCAGATCTGGGTTTCTTTTAAAAAACTTAACTTCTTTTGGCATTATGTTAAACGATGTTGGTTTATCTGAGTAAATCTTTGCGTCCACATTATAGTCTACTATCCATGGCATAAACATTCTAAAGCATTGGTTTGACAGCATGCCAGTACTATCAATATTATATTTATTCCTAGACATATAAAATTGTCTTTGGTGTGCTTTATCTATTGCATATATATTTTTATCAAAATTAATTAATAGGTATATGTCTGAGTAGGTGTGCTGCTCTAAAGTAATGACGTTTTCTTTAATTGAAATTAATTTCGGCCTTTCTCCAAATATTCCAGAATACATGTTGATTGGCTTAATAGGATCATCTTTATGCTCAGATAAAACAAAAGACCAGTTTTTCCATTTTGGAGGAAGTAGCGACTTGCTAGATATATCAATAAAATTAAGATCTTGCATCTCAATCCAGGACTGGGATTGCTCTAACATTATTTAAATATTTTCTTTGTCCAGAACTTCAGCCTATACCCATTTTGAAAAACAGTTCTTACTTTTAATTGCTGGCTTAATATGGTGTTATCTGAATTTTTATCTTTTGTAATGAAGCTTGTCCAGCTATCTCTTTTAAATGGAAGGACTTGAATTATTGGTGTTCCTTGCTTAATTGTTCCCTTAAAACCCTTTTCTACAAAAAATGATAGGTACCCATCTGATATATATGCATCTGTATCAATAATTCCTGGAATAGAGTGTATGGGTATTCCATCTGAGTGTATTGGTTCGATAAATAGAGCGCTATAGTTTTTAGGAGTATGAACTAGCCACATTGGATGAACCCTTAACACTTCAGGGTGATAATATTCTTTTTTTGGATATTTTTCAACTTGCTCTGGCGTATGGTGAGCTATTATTTCTCCATATTGAGAAAACTGACTTATTGGTATTTGAATTTGCAGCTTAGGTCCAGTGGCATCTATATGAATATCTACTGGGCATAGCAAATAGTACCCCGCAGTCATCGAATCAAAAACTGCTTGGCATTTTTTTACAGTTAACTTTAAAACTCCATTTACTGGATTCTGGCTATTATCAAGAATAGATGGCTGTGTTTTCCACCAGGATGGCATTGAGGATACAATTGGTATTGGCTTGGGAAAGACTTCGGCAAAATCTTTTCTCTTGGGGAAAAATTCTATTTTTTTCATATCATTCTTTTCTCATGGCTTCATTTGGCATAATGTCAACTACTAAATGTATTCTATCATATTCCCCATCATTTTGAACATAGTGATATTTTGCATTATTAACTTCCCAGCATTGTCCAATAGACATCATTACAGAGGACTTTTCGATATGGAAAACAACATCTGGATTTGTTTCTAGGGGTATGTGGAATCTTCTCATGTATTCATAGTAGTCCCCTGTGTCGTAGTGACCAATTATATTGTTTCCTGCTTTTAAATTATTTAAAGAAACTTCAGCAACTTTGCCGTTTACATGTTTTTCTAAATGTTTAATTATTGGATCTATCTCTTTTGCCAAGGCAATGTCGCATTTTTGATCTGAGTGTATATCTTCTCCGTATGTCCAGCTTAAATTAGTTTCATTTATAGTTATTGGCGTTACGCTATCATAAACATTTCTAGATCCGCCGAGAGCACCAGAAAAGGTACTGTCTCTTCTGTCATACTCTGATTGATTTTTGTCAAAGGTAATATTTTTTACAATATTCTGCAAATTATCTATATTAAATATAGTTATATATTTAAAATGAAAATTTTCTTTAGATTTTTTTAGCATATAACTGGACACCATTTTTGGTAATATTGTCCGTTTAAATAATGTAGCGGCATAATATAAAATTCAATTGCATTAAAGTTTTCACCTAAGTCTTTAAAGTTAATTTTTTTATTTCCACTAATTATTAGAAGGTCTTTATCATTTAGATTTGTTTCTTCATCATCAATATATATTGTAGAATTGTTAGAATCTATTACATATAATCCAAAATAGCATCCAGGAAGTGATGAAACATAATCATACTCATGTGTTTTAAAAGACCTGTGAGCATAAAACAGATTGCCAGTAATATGCTGCATGCTTTTTTCTGAATTTAATTTAGATTCTAAATTTAGCTCTTTTAAGCATTTTGCTATATTTTGATAAATATGGTTTATTTGCTTGTTATAGGTAGTAAAAATATTAAACTGATCTTCGTTAAAAAATGAATACTCTTTATCAAAAGAATATTTTACAAGCAGACCATTTGAACCTATATGCATTTTTTCATTCATTTGAGAAAAAATTATATTGATATCTTTTTTCAATAAATCATTATTTATGTTAATAATATTTTTAATCATCTTATTCCCATATTCTTTTCTCTGCCCATATGCACGGATATATGGCGTCTCTCGGTGGAGACTTTTCTACTTCATACAAAATCTGTGGTTTTAAAAAATGTTTAGTTTCTCTTACCTCATCTTTATTGTTAATGCCCAATGCTTTACCTATTGCTCTTGCATGCGTTTCATCTGCGGCTGGACTAGACGATCTAGAGTGGTCTAGCAATATTTTTTCATAAGGATAGAATATTAAATTTCTTCCATAACCACCGAGTGCTGCTAGGATTCCTTTTTTTCTAAGGTCTGGTGAGGTATAAACTCTATCTACGTTGCCAGTTGGTTGAAATGATATATATGCATCTGGGTGCTTGTTTCTGATAAAAGACGAAAAAATAGTTGTTCCTTTATCATGCTTATTATCAAGATATAAAGAAATAACCCCATACATCGCTGAGTCATTACTAAATTTAGTCACCTGTATCCAGGAATCCCCAAGTTCTTTTGGGTACTCCTGGATTTTAGGGAATATCATTCCATCAATAACTTCATATGGTTTTTCAGAAGTATCTGACATAAACCTTACTTTCTAATTACTGTCCTACGACTGGGTTGTCTGAGGCGATTGTATAAGAATCGTGAACAAGGAATCTTTCGGTATAAAATACATCGTAAGGCTCTGTGTTTATACATACTACTGGGTAAGATACATTTGGAATTACATCTACCTGTATAACCTCAACCCATTCTTTTGTATCTGAAGAGAAGACTAAGTCTGTTAGTAGTAGTTCGCTAACATTTACAAACTTAGACAAGCCATCTCTTTTTACAAATATGTAGTGTGAGTCTGCGTATGTCTCTCCATTTACAACTATAATTGTTGAAGAGTTTCGAGTTGCAATTGATGTAATTGTTGTAGTCTTTGGTGTTACTGTTGGATCAACCACAGACCAGTCTGGATATTCAGACTGAGGTCCAGGGAATTCTGTAGGCATTGTTTCAATATCTGCTGATAGAAGAACGTCTCCTACTGCTAAATCGTGAGCTGCTACTAATCCATTTGTTGTCTGTACCATTGTTGTTGCGCCAAGTGATTTAAAGCAAAGACCACCAGAGAACCCATATGGAGTAAATCCAAATGGAGTAAATCCGAATGGTGTAAAGCCGAATGGTGTAAAGCCGAATGGTGTAAAGCCGAATGGGGTAAAGCCGAATGGGGTAAAGCCGAATGGTGTGAAACCAAATGGCGTAAAGCTAAAAGGCACAAAGCTAAAAGGCGTTGTTGTAATTGAGCTTGAATTTCCTGATCTTGCTGAAGTTCCATTTGCATTTATAGCTTCGACATTAAAGTACCAACCAAAATTGTCTGCCTGGCCTGCAAAGTCAGCCGTTGTTGCTGCAGTATTTATTGAGTCTGGAGCATTGCCGCCATTATCAAAAACATTGTAGCTAGTAATTGCTTTTCCACCATTTTCTGGTGCAGTCCAAGATGCACGGTTATTATTTTGACCATTATTTGCAGCAGATAAGTTGGATGGTGCAGCTGGAACCGTTGTAATTGTAACAGAAGCTGTTGCAGATGATGCTGCAGAAAAACCATTTGCATTTGATACTCTACCAGTAAATGTATATCCTGTTCCAGATGCCATTCCTGTTGGTGTTAATGTGCTTGAAGCACCTGTAACTTCTGATAATCCATTTGGAGTTGCTGCATATGTTGAAATTGCTTTTCCTCCAGTTGCATTTGCTGTAACTATAACAGTTGCTGCTCCATTATTAAACGGTCTACTTGTTCCAACATCTGTTGCAGAAACTGATGGTGCCTGTGGAACTGTAGTAGCAGTTACTGCTGATGCAGCAACTGCATTAGTATTATTATCTTTATATGAATCATATGATGCTACAGAATAAGTGTGGCTTGATTCAGAAGCAAGCCCTGTAATTGTTGCAGTATTTGTTCCATACGCAATTGTAGCAACTACAGAGGCCCCCTCATACACCTTATATCCTGTTGGGGTATTTCCACCTACTGGCGCTGTCCATGAAACAGTAATTGCACCATTATTGTATGCCCGTCCTGTTCCTACATCTGATGCTGAAACTCCAGTCACTGGATTTGGACCAACAAAGTTATCTTGTGCAGATGATTTCTTACCTATGTGTTTTGCCATCTTATACCCCTTTTTATTTTATATTAATTAAGCTTTTAGATCTCCAGCAAGTAACCATGCATTAGCTCCAACTTTAGTTAGTGTTGCTGATGAATATAATGCTCTTAATGTTGATCCTGGTGTTGAATAAATTGTAACTGTGCCATCTACTGGTGCAAAGCTTGCTCCGCCTGCGCCAGATGATTGCCAGAAATCAATTGATGTTCCAACTGGATATGCTGTTGTTGTATTTGTTGGAACTGTAATTGCAAATGCTCCAGCAATATTAACTAGCTGATCCCGCAGAGCAAGTCCACCAGTTGACAAGTTATAAGCTCCTGAAACTGTAGTTGTTGTAGTTGTTAATGACGGTACTCCAGCTTTTGTTTGTGTTCCGTCTGTAAATGCTACTCCTGCTGCTGCAACTGTTACTGTACCAGTAAATGTTGGTGAAGCAAGAGGTGCTTTTGCTGCTAAATTAGTTGTAACTGTTGATGCGAAGTTTTCGTCATCACCAAGTGCTGCTGCAAGTTCATCAAGTGTATTGAGTGCTGCTGGAGCTCCTGTTAATAGTGCATTTACTTGTGATGTTGCATCTGCGATTGCTTCTGATTTAGCAGTTGCAATTGCTGTAGCCTGTGCTGTTGAAACTGGCTTTGATGCATCTGCTGTATTGTCAACATTTGCAAGTCCTACTGAAGACTTTGTAAGTGCTGCTACCGCAGTTGAAACCTTTGTATCAGCTGCTGTTGCCGCTGCTGCAATTGCTTCTGATTTAGCAGTTGCAACTGTTGTAGCTGTTGCAAGAACTGAAGTGTCTGCAATACCGTGAACATCTGTGGTATCTGAATTATGTGTTGTGATATGTGCTGTGGTTGCAAGCGCTGAAGTGTCTGCAATACCATGAACATTTGTTGTGTCTGCTTCATGTGATGCAATCGCTGAATTTCTATTTGATACTTCTGTTGCTACTGCTGCAGAGATTGCTGAAGAGCGATCTGCTGTTTCTGCGGAGACTGCTGCAGTTATAGCAGAGTTTCTTGCAGTTACTTCTGCACCAATAGATGTATCTGTATAAGTTCCTGCTGTTACAACTGCTGCTGCCTGTGCTGCATTAGCTTTTGTAGTTGCATCTGCTGCTGCTGTTGATACTGCTGTTGATACTGCTGCTGCTGACGCGGTTGCTGCTGTTGATATTGCTGCTGCCTGCGCTGCGTTAGCTTTTGTAGTGGCATCTGTAGATGCTGCTGCAATTGCTTCTGATTTAGCAGTTGCAACATCTGAAGTGGTTGCAAGCAAAGAAGTGTCTGCAATACCATGAACAGCTGTTGTCTTATTTGCATGTGCAGTCTGTACAGTTTGAGCATTTCCTACTGCGATATTTACCTGTGCATCTGTGTAAGAAGCTGCAGTTGTTACTGCTGTTGAAATATTTGTAGCAACTGTAGTTGCAAAATTTGCATCTGCTCCAAGTGCTGCTGAAAGCTCATTAAGGGTATCTAGAACTGCAGGTGCGCCATTTACTAAATTAGTAATTGCTGTATCTGTGTATGTTCCTGCTGTTGTGATTGCCTGAGACTTTGCAAGAGCTATTGCTGAAGTTCTAGCAGTTACTTCAGCATTTATAGCTGAATTTAAGCCAGACTGTCTAGTTGTTGATTCTGCTGAAATGCTTGAATCAACATAAGACTTTGAAGCAATTGTTGATGTGTCTACTTCTAATGTTATTGTATTTAATGTATCGTCATAAGCTTTTGTAACGCCTGAACCTGCAACTATTGCTCCTGCAATATTGTCTTGAACTGCCTCTGCAATATCTAGTTGACCTGCTGGAACTTTACCAGAAGAATTCAGTGAAGCTACTCCATTTGCTTGTCCAAGATCTGCTGCTAGCAAGTATGTCGAGTCTGCTGTATTTTCAATTGCTGTCGCTGATGCGCTGATTGCTGAATCTACATATGACTTAAGTGCTACTACTGTTGAGTCCACTGTTATCTGTATTGTATTTGTTCCATCATTGTATGACTTCGTTAGTCCTGCTCCCATTGAAAGGGCAGTATTAATTGCGTCTTGGGAAATTTCACCAATCGCTACGTCTGAATTATTTGCATATGCAAGGGCAGTCCATGTTGAAGATCCGTTACCGAATTTAAATAGGTTTGTGTCTGACTCGACACCCATTTCTCCTGCTGCCAAAATTGGATTTACTGAGGTCCACTGTGAAGCTGTGCCTCTTCTTACTTGAATTCTTACTGTTGACATATTTGCCACCCCTTATTTAGACTTATTTGGTAATTATAGCACTACAATAATTCCAAAACAATTAGTCAATTGTTCCAGAATCAAAGGTCATGCTGTATGTATCTGTTGAGTAATCTCCACCATCCGCAAATTTTGTGGCTGTTGTATTTACTCCGTTTGCATAAACTGTATAGATTGGCTGGCCGTTATAATCCATAGCCAATCCAATATCCATAAATGTTAAAGCGCTTGTGTCTTCCGCCGCATCTGTTAGGAGGGCAATTTCCTTCCAAGCACCATTAATCTGGATCTTTAATCTTCCAGTTGATGAATCGAAGGCAAGGGGGGTTGAATTTAAGACTAAGTTGTCTACATTTACTGCTGCATCAAATGTTGCAGGTCCTGCTACGTTAAGGCCATTTTTAACCTTGAAGTTTTTATTTACTATTGCCATTTAAGTTCACATATCCCCTAATTGTTTTGGTAGGGTTTTGAAAGGACCCCATACCTTTTATTAATTATTTAATTAGTGTTGCATAAACCATTACATCTGTTGATGCGTAGGTTGTTGTTACTGATATTGAAACGCTACCTGAAGCATATGCTGCTGATATTGTTCCTAGGTCGGTTCCTGTATTAATTGAACCAAATTCTGTTACTGAAACGTTATTGCTAGTATCAAGTGTAAGTAGAACCTCAGAAACCTGAGTATTAACACCATTCTTTAGCTTAACAAGTGCCTTTGCTGTACGGTAGTCAGATCCTGACCATGTTAAAGCATTTACAGTTCCAGCTGAAGAAACTGTTGTAGTCGCTGCTCGTACCGCTGCTACATCATTTACATTTACTACTGTAAACGGTGCTGTTCCGTCTTTAGCATCTGCAAGTGCATCTGCTGCTGTTGCTTCTGCTGCAGATTGTGCAGCAGCCTGGGCTGTTGCTATTGCTGCATTTCTATCAGTAACTTCACCTGAGATTGCTGTTGAAATTGCTGAGTTACGAGCAGTTACTTCGGCTGCTACTTTAGATGTAGCGTCTGTTGCTGCTGCAGATATTGCTGCTGCTTGAGCGGCGTTGGCCTTAGAGGTTGCGTCAGCTGATGCAGTTGAGACTGAGGCTGCGTCGCCTGAGACTCTAAGAGCTGCTTCTGCTGCTACCTTATCTGTTGCGTCTGTTGCTGCTTCTGACTTTGCAGTTGCAATTGCTGATGTTACATCAGACGAGTTAGCCTTTGTACCAAGTGCAGTTGTAATAGTTGTTGTGTAATTAGCGTCATCATTGATCGCTGCTGCTAATTCATTTAATGTGTTAAGAAGTGCTGGTGCACCGTCAACTAATGAATCTACTGCTGCTCCAATTGCTGTGTTACGGTTTGAAACCTCTGTGCTAATTGCAGATGTTAATGCTGCTGCTGCAGTTGCTTCTGCTCCAGCCCTTGCTGCATTAGCCTTTGTAGTAGCATCTGTTGCTGCTGCAGATATTGCTGCTGCTTGAGCGGCATCTGCCTTTGTACTGGCATCTGCTGCTGCAGTTGAAACTGAAGCGGCATCTCCTGATATTCTAAGAGCTGCTTCTGCGGCTACTTTAGATGTTGCATCTGCTGATGCAGTTGCCTCTGCTGCAGTTTTTGCTGTTGCAATTGCTGCATTTCGGTCTGTAACCTCTGTTGCAATTGCTGTTGCAATTGCTGAGCTACGTGCTGTTGCTTCTGCCGCTACCTTAGCTGTGGCATCTGTTGCTGCATTTGCTTGTGCGCTTGATGCTGCACCTGCTGCATCGTATGCGGCAGCTGTTGCTGCTAATGCACGAGCATTTGTGAAATATAGATTTGATCCTTCTGCAAGATCGGCAGTATCATGGTTTGAAAGACTTGAAACTGTTCCTGTTACGTCACCAGTTAAGTTACCAACGATAGATGCTGTAATTGTGCCTGCTGCAAAGTTTCCTGAGCCGTCACGCTTTACTACAGTATTAGGAGTATTGGCTGTATCTGCTGATCCGCCAACTGTGCTGATGATAAAGGCTGTTGATGCCTCTGTTAATACATTAAATCCATTTACCGTTGCGACGGAACCGTCAACGATAAGACCATTCTTTACTCTAAAGTTTTTATTTACTATTGCCATAATTTATGACTCCTCTTACTGCTTTATTTTAACGCTGTTCTAAAATATCTTACAGTTACTTCGCCTGATACTGGGGTGACTGTTAAACTAATTATACCATTCGCAGATTCAAAAGCTGTCGTTGCAATTGATGAATTAGCGTTTGTTACAATATTAGACTCTGATACATATATATCAGAAGGTCCTCTTAATGCGGTTATATTAGAGAAATATGATTCTCCAGTAGATGCCTTTACAATCTGTAGGGCATAAGATGCTGTCCTATAATCTGCAGAGGCATAGGAGTCAACAGTTGTCTTATTCTGTATACCAGAAATTGTTAGATCATTATTTCCTTCTAGGCCCATAAGTGTTTCTATGCTTGTTGCTGTATTTGAAAGTGTGCCGACTGACTCCGACAATGCATTTATTTTATATGTCAAAGAATTTGAGTCTACTGAGTTTGTTATACCGACTACATTTTCTAATGCTTCAATTGCGTCATTAGCGTTAGCATGCTGTGCTGCGTGTCCAGATAGCTCATCTGTTGAAAGAGGGTTAGCTAGACTGTCTTTGCTTGCTGGGAAATTGCTTGCCATGTTGCCTCCTGGCGATATTGCATTTACTAATTATATCTTATTTAAAATTATAATTAAGATAAAAATTTATTATTATGCTAGATCTGATATCATTTGAGTGTAGGTGTCTACTTCAGATATAAATCTATTTAAAACCTCTTGTCTTGGCTCTTTGCCTTCAAATTCTTCTGGCATTGTTGCAAGTCCGTCTCTCAACGCATCAATTACAATTGATATAGATTCAATCTTACCATTTAGTACTGCTATCTGTTCATTGTTGGTTAATGTCATGCCCATGAGCTCCAAGCTGTAAATGCTGATTGTGAGTCGCCATTCGCCCTAACTCTAAAGCGGGACCAAGCGTAAGAATAGCTGTTATAATTTTTTGATCTACTGTAAACTGTTCCTGAGTCGGAAGCTGTTACCGTTCCACCGTTTGAATTTGCAAACTGCAACTCGTAATCCCAGGATGATGGGGTTCCTCCAGAACCATCAGACCAGGACGCTTGCCAGACAGATGGACTTGACGCTGTACCAGAACCCGATATCCAACTAAAGCTTAAGCTTGGTGTACCTGGGGCCGCTACCGCTACTGCGGTCCATCTTGCATTCATAGTTATATTTCGTGATGGAGGCGTCCAGGTTCCACCAGCGCCAACACTATAAGTAAAGTCAGCAGAAGGTGTATCATACCAGCCACCAAATGTATATCCAGATCTTGTTGGTGCTCCTGGAGCTACTGTTGATGAACCTGCATTAAATGAAACATCTCCTCCGCCTGAACCACCGATACCTGGGCTATAGCTTACTGTGTAGCTTGTAACTGGTGCGACGTATGGAGTTGAGGCCACTGTATTAGATTTAATCCAAGAAGACCATCCTCCATCGTTGTAAGCTCTAGCAAATGCTGCAAATTCATCTGGTGTGCCAGAGGCTTCTGAGTCAGTAATAGGGTGACTTGTTGTTGTTGCATATGTTGATGCAACTTGAGTTCCGCTATCTACGGCTGGAGATGACCCTGTTGCTTTTCTTATTTGAATTTCATATAGCGTTGGGCTTCCGCTCCACCCTGAAGTTAATGCAGTTATGGTGTTCCGTGCTTGAACAGTGCCTGCTGGTGATAATGAAATTGAGCCTCCGCTAGGTACGGCGATTGCGGTAAGTGTTTTTGATGCTGATCCAGCATTTCCAGTTTTATTAGAAACTGTTACTGATTGAGACATTCCGTATCCTTGTGCGCCTGCAGGAGATTTTGGATATACGGTAAATTGATTTGTTTCATTTCCATTTGCAATTGACCAAGTATAACTTGTTGTTGAAGAAGGAACATTTACAGTTGTAGTTACATTGTTTCCGTATTTTACAATATCATACGAAGATGCTCCTGCTGCTGCAGCCCAGTATATGTAAACAGTTTTGTCTGTATTAGTGGGGGTTACGGAAACTGTTACTGGGCCTGCTGATCCCGATCCAGAAAATATTTGTCCAGATGAAGAAACAGAGCCATTGTTCGTAGAAACAGAATAAGTTGTCGCATTTGAAGAAGAAGCCCATGAACCGCTATAATTTAAATTATTTGGCTCGTTCATTGAAACTAAAGGTGTGCTGGGGGTAGGGGTAGAATCGTATGCAGACATTGATGTAATTGAAGGAACAGTGTTTGAACCAGTGTTTTGGCTAATTGTTGTGCTTCCTCTTTCATTTGTTGCAACAACTGTTACGCCTATGCTTGAATCAACGTCTGCCGCTGTGGTTGTATAGGTTGCCGATGTCGCTCCTGAAATATCTACTCCCCCACGCTTCCATTGATATGTAAATGAAACTGGGGCATATGCGGGATCCATGTTCCAATTTCCCATTATTGACCAAGTTGTTGGTATAGAAGGATAAGTTGTTCCAGAATATAATAATGTTAGGTTTGGAGATTGTGGCAAATTTGGATAGGCTATTTTCCATCCATTGTCATATACGTAAGCTTTTTTTGCAGATAGCCAAGTGGCACCGTTATGTATTCTTAACGATTTTGCTTCTTGCCAACTAGATCCATTATTTATTTTCATTTATATCCTAATACTGTATATAAATATCTCCAGCAACCATACCAGTAGTAGGTAGTGTGCCAGTGTTGTTATAGAATGTTTTTGCTCCTACGGGAATTGTTATTACTTGGCCTAATGCAACTGAATTTCCATTAATTCCGACAAATGAGTTTGCAAGCATTGCATTTGTTACAGATCCAGTGTCTGCTAAAGTAACTGCTGTTCCAGCAATTTTAGTTTTATCTATTGCGGCAGATGCATTAATGTCTATATTCATTATGGCGCCATCTAGAATTTTTGCAGAAGTTATAGAGCTATCTGCTATTGTGGTTGTTAAACCAGTTACTGTCGCACCAGAAAAATCTACTGTTCCAGTAAATGCTGGTGAAGCCTTTGTTGCATAGCTTGTTAAGTTTAATGTTGCCCATGAGGCAGATGTGCCATCTGTAGTTAAATATTTACCAGTGTTGTTAATTTGTGGTGGTAAGGCTGTAATTCCTGTTACTGTTGCACCAGAAAAATCTACTGTACCAGTAAATACTGGTGAGGCTTTTGTAGCGTATGTTGTTGATGCAGTTGATATTGCTAACTTGGCATCTAATGCTGATTGGGTGGCTGTGGAAATTGGTTTTAAGGCATCTGTAGTGTTATCCACATTTCCAAGCCCTACCATTGATTTTGTAATACCAGAAACTGTTCCAGTAAATGTTGGTGAGGCAAGCGGAGCATATGTTGATGCTGCAGTTTCTGAGGATAGCTTAGTTCCAACTAGCGTAGTTAATGAAGATGCAGCTGTTTGATCTGTAGCAATATAATCTGCAATTTCTTTAAGAGTATCAAATGTAGATGGAGCTCCATTAACAACAGTTGCTATTTGAGCTGCTATATCAGAAGTTCTTGCAATTGTAGTAGGGATAACGGAATCTAAAATTGTACCGCTTACCACCCCAAGCTTTGCATATCCTCCTGGCTGATTTGCTTCTGCTTCCATGACGTAGCCGTCTAATGTGTTTGCCAATGCGCTATTATTAGTATAATTAGAATTTATATATGTAAGCATCTCTTCGGATGCTTGATTAATATTTACATATACATCAGTAAATCTTGAATTATTTGCTGTCTGAGCTCTTTCATTTGTAAAGTAAAGGTTTGTTGTTCCTTCTGTTACGCTATCGGAATTTCCGCTAAAGCTAGACCCACCAGTTCCTGCTGCGCCTTGTGGGATTGTAAAATTAAGAACTGCTGCTGATGTTGTGCCAGCATTTGTAACAATAGCTGAAGATCCTGCGGCACCAGTGGTAACAGTTCCTACAGATATCGTTGCGGCTAATCCATTAGTTCCATTGGTTCCATTGGTTCCGTTAGTGCCTGCGGCTCCTGTATCGCCCTTTAATCCTTGTGGACCAACATCTCCTGCTGGCCCAGTAAGACCAATAGTGCCTGCGGCTCCTGCGGCTCCTGTATCGCCCTTTAATCCTTGTGGACCAACATCTCCACGAGGAATTGTAAAATTAAATAGTGGGGCAGTAGCTGTTCCAGTATTTGTAATAGAGACAGATGTCCCTGGATTTCCCGTAGAGACTGTTCCGAGTGTTATAGTTGAGGAACTACCGCCTGGTATTGCAGAAACTGCTGCATTGATTGCAGTATTTCTATTTGTAATTTCAGTTGATATTGCAGTATTAATTGCGTTATTTCTATTTGAAGTTTCTGCTGCAACCTTAGTGTCTGTATAAGAATTAGCCGAAGATACTGCAGCTGCTGCTGAAACTGTATCTTTTGTATCTGCTGCGGCTGCGGCTGCTACTATTGCTTCTGATTTGGCTGTAGCGGATTTATTAGTTGCGTCAGTGGCTGCTGTACTGATTGCTTCTGATTTGGCTGTAGCAATTGCTGTATTTCTATTTGTAGTTTCAGCTGCGATTGCAGATGAAATAGCTGAAGCCACTGCGTCAATCGCTCTTTGATTAGTAAAATATTTATTAGTAGATCCTTCTGCAATAGAATTAGTTGTTAGAGCGGCAATTGCCGCTGCAAGATCTGCTGAGACAGACATTGAGTCTGGTAATTGTGATGTTGGTATTTTACCAAGGGAATTAAGCGTAGCAAGGCCATTAGCTTCTCCAGCCTTTAATGCATAGGAGGTTGTAGCATTCCATCTTGAACCATTACCAATTTTAAACTTAAGGGTATCTGTTTCAATGCCAAGTTCACCTGATAATAGTATTGGGTTGTTGGACACCCAGTTTGCTGCTGTGTCTCTTCTAAGTTGTATTCTTAATGATGCCATTTTATGAACCTCCTGCATCAACAATTATACCATCGTTGTCTGCAGAACTTCCTCCTTCTAGAACTTCGTCTTGTACTACTATAACACTGCCTTCTGGGTTTCCTCCATCAAGCAATGTTTGGTTTTCAAATGTTCCGCCTTGGTTTGATATTGAAGGGCTTTGTCCATCGTATCCGACTACAAGCGGCAATACTAGATTGGGAGAATCAGAAGTATTTGTTTCCTTGAATGTAATCTTATTCTGAACATCAATTGTATGAACATTTCCATCAAATGTATGGGTGTGCATATAAAATGGTGTTGGGTCTGTGCTGGGCGGGGTAAGCTCTACCCAAACCGTACCGTTATATATTCTTAAGTTCTTGCTTACTACGTTGAAATATATATCTCCAACAGTGGCTATGTCGGGGTTCTCCATAGAAGTAAGAAGATTAAGTGCAACCTTCATTTGTCTGGACATTTTATTATCCTACAACTACTACTTTATATTCTCCAGCTGACGGGGCTACTGCAAAGTCTACTGTTACTGTATTTGAGCTAGACCTTTTTACATCGGCTTCAATCTGTGCAAATGGTGATGCTGCTTCAAATATTTGAACAGTTACATCAGTTGTTCCCAAGTCATGTGTTATTGTATAAGATGTAGCAGATGCACCAAGTGTTTCTGCATACTTTCTAGCAATTGCATGATAGGATGTTCCATTGTTTGTTAATGTCCATTTGTCTGACGTTTCATTCCATAGGATTTCTACATCTGTCTCTAGTCCACGCTCTACTGTTATTCCAGCATCTGTCGTTGGTGTGCCAGCAAAATTGCTATTTAGCTTTACCTTATTATCTTCAATATTAATCTGTGTCGTATTTACAGAGTTAACAGTTCCAATAACATTGAGGTTTCCACCAACCTGCAAGTTTCCAGTAATTTCTACATTGTCTGGCAAGCCTACGGTTACCGCTGCGTTGTGTCCGCTATTTGGAGAAACAGTAATTTCATTTGCTGTTCCTACAATAGTTGCTACATAGTCACCTGTTGTTTGTGAATCTAAATTAATATCTTTTACAGATACTACGCCTGCGTTTACATTAAAGTCTGCTGCATCAAAAGAAGCAACACCTTTGTTTGTTGTGCTTGCGTCTTCACCAGAAATTGTAATTGCATTATTTGTTACAGCAACATCAATTCCTTCTCCACCATTTACAGTTAATCCTTCTGTAAGTAATGAAATGGATGTATTTCCAGTGTCTCCAGTTATTGCAAGCTCTGTCGCTACATCAACTTCACCAGCTGCAGTTAGTCTACCTTGCTGATCTACTGTGAATGTTGGTATTTTTGTTTGTGATCCATATGAACCAGTTGTTACTGCTGTGTTGTCTAAATCTATTGTTGTGATTCCTGTAGAATCAACGTATGTTCTTGTTAAGCCAACTCCGCCTTCAATTGAAGCGCCGATTACATCTTGAATTACTTCTTGAGAACCGTTCATTGATTGCCATGGACCGTCTGGTGATGCTAGTCCATTGTAGTAGTACATAACATTGTCGCCACTGTTATAGTAAATTTGACCAATTACTGGGTTAGATGGGGCTGAGCCTAAATTCTGAATTCTAGCATTTAAGAGCTCATTTTTATTGAGGTCAATGCTAACTAAAAACTTTTTTGCCATTTTCTTTCTCCCTTATGACAGATATGCTGTCCCTGAAAACGGTTGTGCCATAGTCAGTGTTAATATGTTTATACTATTATAGTCTATTCCAGTTTCTAATATATCCCCAGCACTTGACTTAACAGTCACATTGGGGTGGAACCCAAGGTTATGTGTTATTGGCAACGAGTAAATTCCATTTACTGGTCCAACTATCTGTGCTAGTTCCCAAGAATGAGTCAGTGATATCTGCTTATCCAGAATGAAACTTTTTGCTATATTCCACGTATTTGTCTGTGTGTCTTTTGGACCCCAGAATCTTGTTGTATTTGTATCAAAATAAAAATCTCCAGGAACTCCAAGAGCATTATTTGGATTTCCTTCTCCGCTTATAATTGTGCGCCCTGGCGCACCAGTAGACCTTACAACTACTAGGGGGTTATTCTCGGTTACTATTAAACGTGTTGCCATTATACCGTTACTGACCTATTTAGAGTCATGTACCCTTCTAATAATCTTGTCTTATTAACGCTTGGGTCAACTATAACTAGGTCGTATGCGGATTTTGGATAGAACATCTTGTTTGTTCTGTCAGCAGAAATAGAAATCTTTAGCTTTCCTTCTGTTGGGCTAATTTGTATTCCATCTTGCTCTGTTAATGTAAATGCTAGTTTTTTGCCACCCTGGGTATCTCTAACTTGGAGTTTTGCTGCATGAAAATTTAACTGAATTGGGGTTTGGTCTTCGTCAAGATACTGAACTTCAAATGTAAAAGTCGTATTTTGATCTACTTCGAAATTTTTTTGCGCTGCCACATTTACCCCTAAATTAGAAAAGCCCTTATGCCAATTTTAGCATAAGGGACTTCCCAATTGACTATAACTTAGGCTTTGTTGATAAACCCAAAACTCTTATCATTTGGATTTAATGCCTTTAGGATTACGGGCGCTACCGCTGCAATTCCGCCAAGTAGCAAATCTTTAGGATTTGTATTACCTGTCATGTATAAGGCTAGTGCTGCTGAAAGAAATGCTCTTCCGTAGCTTGCTAGTGCTGCTAGGATCTGTTCTTGCATAGTTACCTTTCCATCTTTGTTTAAATCTGCTTTTGCAAATTTAGCCATTTTATTATCTCCTTGTGGGCAATTTGCCCTTGGAATTTTCGGCTAGGCCGAATACTATAATTCTACCACTATGCGGAAATATCCACAAGTTCGCAATTACCGTCAGAACTGCAAGCTAGCGTGGCAGAAGGTGATGTCCCATCTTCTGTTTCGTAGAATGATAAATCTTCCCAACGAATATCTTTGGGCATTTTTAATACAAGGGCATCATATTCTTCTTTTGATACCTCCTGGTACGGGGCCTGCTTGTATGTGTGATCTGAGTGAGGCAGAAAAGATATGCCAGAAACTTCATCAAAGTTTTTATATACCCAAGCGCCTACTTCCATCCATTCATCTTCTTTAACGGAAACTGTAATCGATGGCTTATGCTCACACCAAGCACGTTGATAAACTAGCCATATGTCTAGGTGCTGAATGGCTGTTAAATCATTTCTAACAATTGCACCTTCTGGCGCTTTTACTGGAAATGAAAATACATAAGTGTCGTTTGGCTTCATGACGTCGTCTTCCACTGGAATTCCGACTTCCTTCAAAAATGTAGAGATAGGATCTCCTTTTGAGCCACGAACTGTGCGAATGTAATACGGTGAATGCCATGGATGCATTCCTGAAGATACCCCGACCAATTGAGATACTGTTCCAGAAGGCTTTACGCAAGTAATGGCGGCAGACTCAGGAATCCCAATTTTCTCAGCCTCTTCTTTATTAACTTCTCTTGCTCTTTCACGCATTGTCATTAAGAATGACTCAAGCATTACTAGATCTTCTTTGCCAGACATAAACTTATGGCCAAACTGCCCTGTAAGAGAAACTCCAAGCAGCCTTTCTTCTTCTGTGTTATCTTTCCAAATTTTACGTAGGTACTTAAAGTCAGTTAGCGTTGACTGCCAAGTTCCAAGAATTGTAGCAAGCTCAACTTTGCGTTGAATGTCTTTCTTTGTATCATTTTCACGTAATACCACTTCTGAAAGGTTGCAAAACTGATAAGGACGTAAAATAATTTCTGAGCACGGGTTAGTTCCGTAGTGTATATCTGGATCTCTTCTTCCAAACTTGGCTGCCTGGGCTTGAGCTGCGGCCACATTGTATATACCTCGTTCTCCCGACTTTGAATCATAAAGAGATTTCCATTCTGCAATAAATTGCTCCATCTCTGGCTTGCGTGAGTATGCAACAGAGTTGTTTGATAATGCACGTTGTGGACTTTGCTCCCACCAGTTTCCCGACTTGGCTTGGGCCATTTCAATATCGTTAATGTTAGAAAGAGAAATCATTGCTGAGCGTCTTACGCCACCAACAACTACAACTTCACCAATTTTACACATTATGTCGTGACATTCAATTGGCTTAAGATTTCTTCCTGCCGCATTTTTAAATTTTGCAATTGTAAAATCAAAAAGGTTTATGAGTGGTTGTGGTCCAGAAGATCTTCCACCCATTGTCTTAAGTCTTGCTCCAGCAGGTCTAACTTTAGAAACATCAATCGCTGGAATATGTCCAGTCCAAAGTAAAGCAAGTAATTCACGGTAAGCTTTAGCCCAACCTTGTTTTGAATCTTCAACAACAATTACAGTATCTGATTTTTCAAGTTTTTCTGGTACTGGGGGAAGCTTATTAATGTACTTGTATTCAACTGAGAATCCCACACCAGTTCCACACATAAGCACATACATTGTTTCATCAAATGAACGAGGGGAATCAACTGGAAGAAAAGCACAGTTATATCCAGCAACATTATCTCTTTCTAGAGCGGCACCTGAAGTCATTACTGATCTCATTGATGGCATTACATTTCGTTCAAAAACAAACTCTTTTAATTCCGCAACAAGCTTTTCATTTGGAATATAATTGTGATTTGTCTTTAAATGATTAGTCATAAATGTAAAATATCTA